TGGGGAAGAAACTGTAACTGTAACTGTAACTGTAACTGTAACTGTAACTGTAACTGTAACTGTAACTGTAACTCTAAATATCTACCAATATATACTCATTGTGATATTTTGAAAAGACCCAATCTTTGTTATTGGGAATATAATTATCTCTCGTCTTGTCAAAGACACTACCCATCTTGTTTTTATGACCCTTTAGGCCAATAACATCTTCATAGGTACGACCATTTCTAGTCACAACTTTATTGTCTCGCAAAACCCAATGTATATCTTTTACTAGGTTCCAGTCCTGTTTGTCAACCCTTATATATTTTCCAGAATTTCTAAGTTTTAATTTTAAGTCCAACATATTGTGTCTCTCCATTCTTAGTCATAATATCAAATTTTCTATCTCGCTTACTCATGATAGAAATCTCCAAAGCGAACTTTCTAATCGATACAGGTCGCATACCTGTACGAGGAATCCAACAAAAATATAACTTATGTAGATCTTCAATAGAAGTGTCGCCACTACCGTAATGCAACTCCTCACAGTTACTCAAAAAGTAACGAACACTAGAGTTCTGATTAGACATCTGATTAATCAAACGTCTATGAGATACAGGCTCTGTGTAACTTGTCGCATTCTTCAAGCGAGCGTAACTTTCCAACGCCCACGCAATGATAGACTCCATTTCACTGGCTACGATCTTCTTACCAAAGTTAAGAATTTTCTCTTCCTTAGGAATCTCACGAGTGAACTCGAAACACAACCATCTACGGAAGAAACCTTCCGATGTATCTGTAGAGTTCGGTAGGAAATTAGAAGAGAACCAGTGTGCCGCCTTAGGTCTGAACGAGAAGAACCCATGGTATGGTTTTCTGGCACTAATCTCGTCTCCAGTTACAATCTCCTTAAAGACATCACCTTGGATCTTAGACTTATCGCTCAACTCTCCTGCGATATTCAACAGTTTCTCGTTGATGATAACTGCCGCATAGTCCTCTTTCCATTTGTCTGGTTTGATATTTGATCGAGCCTGAGGCGGTACAAGTTCAGAAATAATGTCCAATAATTGAGATTTACCAACACTACCTGCCCCGTGGAACAGAAACGCCTTTTGGTACTTGGGAGCTAGTCCTAACACCGTAGCACACATCGCTTCCTGTAAAGCCATCACTTTTTCGTCATAATCTTCATCTTCTGACCAATATCCGTGCAAAAGTTGATTAAATTGAGGAAAAAGACCTGCTTTTTCGGGTAAATAGCGATAAGGAAGCACATAAGTCATCCCATGTTCAGGTTTATGAGGGTGAATATTTAGCTCTGCATCGACGAAACCATTAATGAAATTAACACCAATATGTTCCTGAACTGTCAATTTTTGAGGTAAAATCGTCTTCATAATCTTGACAATACCTGTATGATCGCCACTTTTCTTAGCCATCGCCAATTCACCAAATTCATTAGCAATCATGGCTAAAATGTCGGTTTCATTGACCAAAGTCCAGTGATCACCTGCCCAACGCCATAAATCACCGTCTACACAGCGTAACTCACCGTTTCGCTCTTCATATCGAGTGATTGTAGCCTTTGCAATCTGAGTCTGATCTGTCCCTTCCAAAGGTCCTGCCGTGATTTTCTTAATTTCTCGCTTGTAATCAGCTACTTTTACACCGTCTTGTGCATTTTTAAAGATATAATCAATAACTCTGGCCTGCATCAAATCATCAATATTTGGTGATTTAGCAAGTTTCTTTAGGATAAAATCAATGCTTTCCCGACGTTCAGGTGTGTTGACACCTGTTGCCTCGAACTGTTTCTTTAGGTATTCTAAGATTTCATCGTATGTCCATTCCTCCTGCTCGTCCGTGAACTTCAAACCATACTCAGTTTTCTGTTCAGCAGTGAGACCTTTGTCCCAACCAACAGGTAGAATACGACCATCATTAACTACGTCACGAATTAGGAAACCTAAGAAGTTGTTGACACCCTTATTAGAGTCCAACTCGTCTCCTGCGACCTTCTCAGCGTTAAACTCACACCAATCTTCAATACGATTGATACCCTCTAACACAGTTAGGTTACCTAGACGTACTTCCAAGGCAGTCTGACCACCGAGAGCTGTCATAGCATTGTCTCGACCACCTGCAGATTGATATTCTGTAGCATTGAACTTACCTTTAGCTTCGCCAAGGTCAATTAGAGGTTCTAGAACGTCTCTCAATTGTTGCTCAATATCATCAGGCAACATCTGAAGCTGATCAAGCACGTCAACCAGACAAACATTCTCTACATATGGTTTCTTTGTATTAGGGTGGATAGAAGGTGGAACCACCATCTGACGTGAATTACAAAGAATCTCGACAACCATCTCACCGTTAACATCTTCAATGTTACGATTCTTAAGTTTATCGTTACGTTTATATAGCAACACCATCCCTTTTTCACCGATACGCACCCATGGTGAAGGAGGTAGAACACTACGGATGGCTTCTACCACTGCTTCATCCTTGGAGTCGATATCTACAGCGCATAGTCCTGCTGCTTTACCAAGTACGAGGCCGATATTGTTTTTAGGATAACTAGCAATCCACTGTTGCTGAGTAACTTCATCAGGCATAGTAGTAGCCAAGCTGTTCCATCCGGGCAACGTAGGCTTCTTACTATGGTAGTCTAGAGGCATGACAGGCATACCTGCAGCGTAATATTTAGCTGCTTCCTTTCCGAATATTATTTCTGACATCTTCTTTCTTCTCCCAGTTTTCGTAAAGTGCATAAGTAATTACTACAATTAGTGAAACAAATGCACAGATAGTAAGTTCTAACGCTAGAACATTTGATACTATATAAGGATATACCTTATAAATTCCAAAAAATAAAGCGGTAAATAAAATAAATCTAATTAAGTGTAACATTCCTTAACCTTTCGATAATTTTAGTCCGTTCATCTACATTAACCTCTTCGTCAAGAATTTGCAAGACAGTTTCTGTAAATTCTGTAACTTTTGCTACATTACTCATACGTTCTTTCATAGAAATTAAGCGTTCAAGCAAGGCGGCACTTAGTTTGAAGTAGGTATTCTTCTCAGATGCTGTGTCTGAGTCACGCATTGTTTTACCGAACTGTTGTAGGTGGGTGTACAAAGCGTTAATCTCTTTAATGATATATTCCGTACTACCTATATTGTCAATATCTAAAGCGTCCTCATTCTCAAAATCTGAAATATCAGTAGGAGAATTTTTGAATAATGCGATAGTAGTGTCTGAATAGGGACATGTATCATCATCGAAGAACGTTTTATCTTCTTCGAATAGTTGTTTGATTAGTTTGAGATTGTTTTCATTTATCTCAGGATAAAATCTACTCATAAATATTTTCCTTTCTTATTCGTATATTTGACTATATACTCTAATCATGAAAAATACAAATCCTTTTATACAGAATCTTGTAGAACAGGCAGATGACCGTTTCTCGCAAGATTCAATAAACATGTGTATGACAGAGTGGATCGAGAAAAATACTAGTTTGAAAGGTAAGCCTTTTCATCTAGATGAAGGTTATGAGTTTCAGAAGGCAATCATCGATGATATGAGTGATAATATGGTTGTTATCAAACCTTCTCAGGTGGGTCTTACTGAAGCCCAAATCAGGAAAGCTCTAGCATTTTTGGTACGTAACCAAGGTACTAGTTTGATTTTTACTTTGCCTACCGAAGATATGTATAAACGTATCTCCAAAGGTCGTATTAAACCTATTGTAGATAAGGATAAAGTATTTAACAGCAGTTATGACAGAGAAAATAAAGCGGTAAGATCTGTAGATATGATGCAATTCGGACAATCATTTCTATATCTAACACCAGCTATTGAATCTGCAGCTACATCTATTTCAGCAGATGTAGTAATGAATGATGAGGTGGATTTATCCGACCAACAGATGATCACACTATTTAACTCACGTCTACAGGGTTCTAAGATTGCCATCTCTCAGCGTTTCTCAACACCAACCTTTCCTCAGTATGGTGTTGACTTGGATTACCAAGCTTCAGATCAACATGAGTATCTCTGCTTGTGTAAACACTGTGGCACATGGAATAATCCTGAGTTTACTAGAAAGTTTATTCATATCCCCGGATTACCAGATGAAGTAGATGAACTACATAAAATAACTATCGATATGCAAGACCAGATCGATCTAGACAACTCGTATGTAATGTGTGAGAAGTGTCAAGAACCTCTAGATCTTGACGACGTATCTTGTAGAGAGTGGGTTCCTAAATTCCCCGGAAGATCTTCTAGAGGTTATAAAGTTACACCTTTTGTAACATCTAGATTAAATCCCAAATATATCGTAACAGCACTATGGCGATATCAAAAAACGGAATACCTCCGTGGTTTCTTTAACACTGTTTTAGGACTCCCCTACTCGGATGGTTCTATTCAGATCCCTAGAGAATTAATCCTTGCATGTATGACTGATCAGCAGTACGATATACAGATCAGCGATGATGATGATGTGTGGGTCGGAATAGACATGGGTCAAACATGTCATATAGTATTAGGAAAAGGGCCTGACGTTGACAACCTACACATCTTTAAAATCTTCTCAGTACATGTAGATGAAGTAGTCTCTACTGTTTCAGAATTATGTAAGAAGTATCCTGTAAGAGGTGGATCTGTAGATAGACATCCTTATGAACCTACCTCTAGAGAAATATTTGAAGCAAGTGGTAGACGTATATTACCTATAGAATATAGAGGTCTTAAAGAAGTAAACCTTGTATTTGACGAATATAAAGAGGTAAAGTACGGACAGGTAAACAGAACAGCGTTTCTCGATAATTTTGCAATGTTAATTCGCAAGAAGAAAATCAAGATCTCAGGGTACGGAACTAGTAAAGAAACTTACATTGAACATCTAAGAGACATGGTCAGAGATGAGACTCCAGATCAACCTGCGCAGTGGAAGAAGCTTACACAAAACGACCACTTTTTTCATGCATCAGCATTTATGGCCATAGGACCTAAGGTGGCAGAAATGATAGGACTACAGAGTAACAGCGACACAAGGATGATGACTGCCTTACAAGTAGTAACAGCTCCTAAGTCTGCTGATAATTTAATAGGGGCATCAAATAAAACTATTGATTCTCCACTAGGAATAGGTTAAAAAGATAGGATGACTATTAACGTAAAAAGTTTGACCCAAATTATTCTACCAAAACGTAAATCGAATCCTAAAGGAACTTCGGTAACAGATACGTTTAACCCTCAACAAACAGATCAAGCCTTATCCGCACAGGACTATAGAGCGCATTTAAAAGATCTATTTACGGATAGAGTATCTAATGACTCCCGTCAACTGTTGAAGGATTTATTCAAATACGATAGTGACATCTCTGCCACAGTGCATGCCTATTTGACTATCGCTAATACAGAACCTAATTTTGCCGTTTATAACGCAGAAGGTGAGTTAGATAGAGACGGTCTACAGTCTTTAAATCAAATTATCACTGGTTTAACACATGCTAGAGACTATTCACAAGGTTTTCAGTTGAAATATAGTTTAGCAGAACTATCTGAACAATTCAGATATATGTTACTATTGAGAGGTGGTATCGGAGCCGAACTGGTATTTGATAAGTTCCTACTACCTAATGAAATCAGACATGTAGATTTAGCAACCATTGAATGGTTTGAAAAAACACCCGGAAAATATAAACCTGTACAAGAGACAGCGAACTCAGAAAATCCAATTAGCTTAGACGTGACTAACTTC